GCGTTTACATATGCGTTAGCCATCAGCCCATAAACCAGCTTAGTGCAGTCGTGTCATCGTCTGCAACTTGTTGAGTGTTGTTGAACTGATTCAAAAACACAGAGAAAGATCGAACCACCTCGTTCAAATACTCTTGCTTGTATTCTTGGGGCGGTATCGGAAAGAATGGTACAGGGGTGCTCGTAGCCATTATCGTCTCCCGTCTGGTCTAATGTCAACACGCGGCACACCTAATCTCCAGAGGACGTTTGCGTCTGTAGATTGTAGCTTGAGAGTAAAGCTGCGACCTCTTAACCGTGTAAAGTATTGATCTGTATATTGATCCACAGGTGAGCTAGATGTTTTTGACACCGTGTTGGTTGAACTGTTCTGGTCTATCTGCCCCGGAAAGTTCTTGGTCTCCATAATAAAATCTATAGAAGAAGTGTCTACAGTTTCTCTAAAGTTAATATCCGGTATTACCCTGCTTATAAAAGAAAACTGATTGCCTTCTGTAATAGACATGTCTCCAGACTTAATAAACGAAGTCATAGCAGAGCCGTCATCCTGTGCGCCCACCTCTTGGTTAAACAAAAAGTTTGTAGCTCCCGCCGCTAAAGGCAAAGAAGAAATACCCCGATCTAACCATGCCGTTCTAGCTAGGTTTCCTATAAACCAAAGCTTCTCAAGGTAGTTGTAAACAACATACCTGTTATTCTCATTTGAGTCCGCAGAAGGATAAAACCACCACACCTCGGAAAAGGACACGTTAGCTCCCGCAACAATCTTATCAAACTGAGACACGTTAATGTCATTAAACACATAGTCCCTAACAGTGCAGGGTATTCTTTGAACCGCACCCGTAAACGCATAGAACTCTGCCGAACCCATCCAAAACACGGCATCGTCCACCGCAACCGCAGCCTTGGGACTAGCGATGGTAATGTTATCAGAGATTAAGTTTATACCAAAAGTAAACGGCGGTCCAAGAAACTGCATTGCGTGGATAGAAACATCTGTAAATACCAGTATTTGTTGCCGTGTTTCTACAGCTTGAATAATCTTGGAGCCAGAGCTTATACGCAAATCACCCGCTGTATTAGTCGAAGTAGGATACCAATCAACAGGGTTTTCCTGACTACTAAACCGTATCAACAACGGGTCTTGAACCCCATTGCCGTCTGTCGCGGCAGACGTAGCGCCAAGACTATCCGCACCAAAAGCAATTACATGCCTGTCTCTGTCAGATAAAAGAATCTGTGTGGCTATTAAAGGAACCGAGGTGCGTGTGCCAAGGCTCAAGGAACTATCCGTTAGAAACTTGGCTCTCGTGCTTGTGCTATTGCTTCTATCCCAGTAATAAATCCTGCCGTTTCTTTCGTTCAACAGCAAGTCTTCTCCAAAGTTGTCTTGTGTCCAGATACGAAGGTTTGCAGACGGCGTAATTGTACCTGAGATCAAGGCTAAACCCCATCCAGAAAAGTCATTTGCTACAGAAGCGTTGCCAGAAGCAAGCCGCACGGCAGAACCGTCCGCATGTGTCGTGGCAGTAGTGCCTTTATGACCTCTAGTACAACCCGTTAAGTTGTTAGAGCTTATACCGCCCACCAAAATAAGTTCTGTGCCTATCATAATAATATCGGTAGCTACAATGCCCGTGGAACTGGTCACCGTAATCGTTGCGTCACTGTTAGAAAGAGTACCGCCCTCATTTAAAGTAGTGGTGAGCGCCCCTGCCGTTGTTCCGCCCCAAGCACCAGCGCCCCAACCAGTCCCAAACACAGAACTGTTTAACGCGGTGCCGATCTGGTACGTTCCAACAACGCTGCTTCCGCCGTTGCCTGTGTCGCTGCCGTTTGCTGCAACAGCGGTAGCATCTAAACCCCCAGATACCGTAATACTTTCAATCGTGGACAATGTTCTTGCCGATATTTTATAGGTGTTACCATCCACAACCTCAGTGACCTGATATTCTTGGTTGAGAACATTAGCCGTTATGGTTCCCCCCAGTGTAGCCGCACCGGAAAAAGTAACAAAGTCAGTAGCCACACAGCCATGACTTGTGTCCGTTACTGTAATTACAGAAGACCCATTGGTTGCAGAAAACGTGACATCTCCCGCTGAAGTTGTCTGCCGTATAGGGGTGACATCTTTAAAATCCGTTCCTTGTTTAATGTAGAACTTTAATTCTGTCCCAAGGCCCAAAAACTTTTCGCCGCTCAATGCTACAAACTCGTGCATCCCACGGCACAAACCTAAAAAAGCATTGTTCGAGTTCTTCTCCCAGCCGTTAAGCTTTTCAGGATACCCAAACCGAAACCGCACTTTGTCACAATCTACCCAGCCGTTTTCCTCAGAGAACGGAGTAATTTCTTTGTTAATTCCGGGTTTAAACTTTAATTTTGCTAGTGGCATAACACCCTCACGATTGTGCGCCGTAGATAGTACCGTTGTTCGTCAGTGTAAAACTATTGCTGTTGGATTCGATGCCCTTGCCGCCCGGACCGCCAACAGAACCGCTTAGACCGTTGCCGCCACCACGCGCACCCCAACCGCCGCCACCGCCTGACCCATTAAGGGGTCCACCACCGTCATTGCCGTAGTGTGTGCCGTTATTTCCTACACTACCGCCTGAACCGCCAGCGCCTGAAAAGCCGTTACCAGCAGCGCCTCCTGATCCGGGGAGTATATAACCACCCTGTCCACCAGTAAGACCCCCTGCAAAGGACACCGCTGCTGCGCCGCCTCCAGCACCGCCACCGCTCCCACTGGTTCCGTTTGCACCCGCAGCGCCTAACGTTGGTGTGCCTGATTGTGCGCCGCCACCCGCGCCAAAGCCCGGACCGCCGTTTCTACCTTGCGCTCCAGAACCCCCGCCGCCAGCTATAAAGGCATCAGAGTTGTTGATAATTGTAACCCCTGAAGCGGTTATACTAATAGCGTCTCCACCAGCACCACTTTGACCCTCGCCGCCCTTACCTACAATATAGCCAGAGTTTTCTATCGTTGCGTTAGGCGTGTCTACAATTAACGCCACCGTAGTTGTACCACTAGCCCATAGCCAGAAGTCAGCAGGTATTATTAACGTGCCACTTGGAAGTATAAAACTAGAGGTCGTAACATTACTTCTATTACTGAGGCTATTTATTAACGCGGTAGAAGTTAAGGTAACAGGGCCACCTCCGCTTACACCAAACCCTAGTATGTCATATCCAAAAGAAGTCATTAGGCATCATTCTTTGCGTCTGTCGTGTAAAACAGTTTTATCCCTAAAAGCCTAGCGTCCCCTGTTTGATCGTCTGCCGATACGTCCCGCATGATCTGAAAGTATGTCTGCGTATCTACCGCAGCACTGGCTACAGTAACGGGGCCGCTTACCGCAGAAACAGTCATGTCGTTGGACGTTCCGCTAAATGCTTTTGCCGTAGCTACCACGTTAGTTCCAAAAGAAGCGTTTATAGAAGCATCGTCAGCTACACTTACACCAGACAAGCCCCAAGCTACAGTGCCGTTATCCGTTCCCGTGACTGTCCAAAACGCTTGAAACGTAATGGTTCCTTCGTTCCATGACTTGGGGAAACAAACGGTGAATTGAGCGTTTTCGTCAGAACTGGCATCAAAGTCCAACACCCTAAGTTCAGGGCCGTTAGAAAGTTCTACCTGAGCCAAACCAGCGCAACCATTTGTGGTATTAGGATGCATGGCCCCCGCTGGAACGTAAATGGTTTCTACACCCGCGACCTTCACCGCTGCGGAGTTGTTAGTCAGCGCCCCTGCAACGTCACCAGCGCCCGAAATATCTAACGTTGCCGCGTCTAACTCACCTGTAAGCGTCAGGTTACGCAGGCTTGCCACATCCTTGTTCGCGTCCACAGTGACCGTTTTACTAGCAACAACCGTTCCAACCGCAGCGCCAGTGTCATTGTAGTTTAACTCTGCCGCTGTAGCAGAGACAGTAGTACCTGAAATAGAAAATGCGTCTGTCTCCAACGTACCGTCGATGTCCGCGTTGCCGCTAATATCTAACGATGCTGCGTCCAACTCACCCGTAAGCGTAACGTTTCTAAAGCCTGTAATGTCCTTGTTGCTGTCAACAACAACCGCCTTGCTGGCACTAACTGTTCCTGCCGTAACATCTAGCTCCGTAATGCCACCAAGAACACTGGTAAAGTCAGTGACCGCTGCCCCTGAACCTGCACCGTCAGCCAAAATAATTGCGGACTTGGTTGCGGCAATAGTAACATTGGCCCCTGATCCTTGCGTAATGGACAAAGATTGATTGGTGCTGTTTAGAATCATATAGATTCTGGCTTTGTCGTTTTGCTGCAACGTGACAGTGCATGTGCCACCCGGAGTTCCTGTAAACTTTATAGCTTTGTAATGACCATTCGACAAAACCGCCGTGGTTGACAACTCCAAAGTATATGAAGTGGCAGACAGAGCAATTGAAACAAACCCGTTTGAAGCGCGGTCTATAATATCAAAGTTGTTATTGGTGCTGTCGCCCCATGTGCCAGACTCATCACCCGTTGATATTTTCTTGAGCGCGTTTGCTGCAGTGTATGTAGCCATGATGTGACCTCAACTATAAATTTAAATAGACTATACCCATACTTCTGCTTCTAAGCAACTACGCAGCGATATCCTCCCAGCTTGGAGACTGAGATGGCGTAATAGCAGAGAA